AAATTCATTATTATTTGAATATGATAAATATATTATTTGAGAATCTAATAAAACTCTTCTATTTTGTGGATCATCTGGATGTTGTATCCATATAATACTACCAGATTCTGGGTCTGCAGCAACTATAAGTGTCATTGGGTCAATTGGTTGTAATTCTATTATATTTTTTTGTTTATTGTCATATACAACTTCAAAAGATATATATCCATCAACCAAAAACAATTTCAAATAATTCCATGCAGTTAAACCATCTATAAATCCAAAATTTCTATATATTTTTAGAAAATTTTCTTGAAATTTTTGTTTAACAGTATTATCATATTCATCTGGTAAATCTTTAACTCTACAAAAGAAATTATTATCATCATATATAATACATTCATCTGCAATATCAGTCACAAATCCTTTTATTTCATCTTTTATAGAATATTGTTTCAATATTTTTCTTTTATCTTCATATGCTCTATCTAAAAATGCAATAGATTTTCTGTCAAGAACTTTTGATATCATTTTTTTACTAAATATATCATACATATTTGTACTTTGGTTTGCTGATTGTGTTGGATCTTCATGAATACCTGTTGTATATGTATTTCTGATAACCATTTTTTCTGCATCCATTCCCCAATTACTTAATCCTCTTAATATTTTGTTGAAGAATCCCTTATTATCAACCGTACTACCAAAATTATTGTTTGGTTTATCGGTATATCTGTTATATGTTGCCAATTTAATTTTTATTAATTTTTATTATATATTAAAAAACTTAGTCCTTAAATATTTTTAATTTTTGTTCGAAATATTTTAGATTTTTATGATATTCAATTGAATCGTGTTCATATTCTTCTATTAATTTTTCATATTGTTGTATTATTTCTAGTAATTTATTATCTGAACCATCTAATGTTCCTGATTTTTTCATATTATCATATAAATCTTTCATATTTTTTGAATTATATAATTTCATATCCGCCATTAATATTTCAGCTAATATTTTTGTTGATATCATATATGATTGTAGAATTTTACTCATATCGAAACCAGTCATCGCAAAATTCATATTATTATTATTTTTTAATATGTTATATAAATATTTTGAATCTAATGGTAAACCAGATTCTTCAGTTGGGTTATTTGAATTACTATTATCATCTATAATATTTTTAATAGTACTATCATTAAATATTATAGAAAATAAATTCATTTTATATTTAGGTGGGAGATATTCTAATTGTAAAGCATATAAAATTGGTTTATTTTTGATGACTTTATATTCCATTATATAAACTGGACACCAAATTTTATTACCATTATAATTATATAAAATTAGAAAAAAACGATTTGGATATTTTAATATTGATTTTGGTTCCAATTTTATCATTTCTTTATTTGAACCTGAATTTTTGATATCCATTATTTTTTTAGCTGAACCATTAACAAATTTTATTATATTGTCACCATATAAATTTAATATACCATATATGTATATTTTGAAATCATTGTACATCATATTATAAAATACCTTTTTCTTTCATGTATTTTTCATGTATTATCATGAAAACATAACCATTTTTTTCACACCAATTTTTTGCTTTTGTCCATTTGTATAAATTTTTTTGATACATCTTCAATTGATATTCATATGATTCTAGACTTGTCGGTGTTATTTTTTTAATATATCTTTCTGGTGGCAAAATACTACCATTTTCATTTACGAATTTAGGATATATATCATTATATGGTTTTATTTCTATTACATATCTATCTAATATGTCTTGATCTCTTGAATTTACTTTTTCTATATAAACATCTGAAATGTATCTATGCCATCCACCTTTTCCATCTTGATAAGGAATTATTATTGATTCAGACGACCATCTTTTTATTACAGGATTACTATCAGCATACATAAAAAATTTTAATTCCCATGATGATAAATATCTAACTTTTGTTAAGTCACCCATATATTTATCTTTATTTATTACATTGTAAAAACCCTGGTTATATAATTTGTTACCTCGTCTTCCTCTTGGTGTATTTATATTTTTATTCAAAATAATTCATTTATTTTTTCAATGATATTTTCATTATATTTTATTCTAATTAGTTTTATATTATTATTTTTGCAAAATGAATTTTTAATTTCGTCATGTTTTTTAATATATTCTAATGTTTTTTTACCACCAAAATAATCTATGGATTTATAATGTTGTAAACCATCAAATTCAACACACACATTATAATATGGTAAATAAAAATCAAATGGTAATTCGTTTATGTCAATACAATTAATAAATTTTTTCTGTCTTATATAATATATTTCATTATTTTTGAAATAATTCATTAATATTTTTTCACCTTTGCTTTCATTACATATCGGACAACCATTTTTTTTCACGTAATGTGAATTAGGTGTTTGTTCAAATATACCATGTTCAGGACAAATTATTTTAACTTTAGTAATATTATTTTTATATTCGACTAAACTATAATCATATTTATCATTGTGTATTTCTTTTGATTTTTTAATAAAATCATCTAAAGTGAGAGATTTATTTTTATTATTACAATTTGGACATATAGATTTTTTAGACATATGATTATTAGGTGTTTGTTCAAATATACCATGTTCAGGACAGATTATTTTAACTTTAGTACTATTGTTGATATATTCAACTAATGAATAATCATATTTATCATTGTGTATTTCTTTTGATTTTTTAATAAAATCATTTGTGCATGTGAAATGACATTTATAACAATTATTTCCATCTAAATGACTTTTTGGTATTTGTTCAAATTCACCATGAATTGGACAAATTATTTTAACTTTAGTTGTATTATTTACATATTTCACTAATGAATAATCATATTTATTGTTATGTATTATTTTTGATTTTTCTATAAATTCTTCATTAGTAGGTTTATATTTACCAGAACATTTTGTACAACCACCACCTTTTTTATGATATTTTGGAGTTTGTTCAAATATGCCATGTATAGGACAAATTATTTTAACTTTAGTTATATTATTTATATATTCAACTAATGAATAATCATATTTATTATCATGAATTTTATTAAAATTTTCTATAATCATATAATATATATTAAATTGATAATATTTGTTTTTTCCATTTTTCCCATTACATATTATGTAATCCTTTTCCATCATTACAAGAATCCATAGAAATCATATATACTTTTTCTTTCTGGTAAGATTTTTTGTTATAAATTTCATTATAACCTGCCGCTATACCTCTTTTGAATACTTCTGTGAAATATGGTAGTGCGAACTTGAATTTTTTTTCATTGAAATTTTTCCAATTTTCTAACATTATTAACAAGCCATTCTGGAGACAATCTCTCATTTCATCTTCATCTTTGTAATCTTTTGCTTTTCTTCTGATGGTGTTTGTTGCTATTAGTTGGAAATAATGTTCAGCTTTTCTTGTTAAATAGCCTTTGCCCTTACTTAATATTATTTCATAATATAAGTCGGTATCATTTAAATAATTTGCCATGTAGTTTATTTATTTTTTTGTATGTTTCAATAATGAAACATTTAATTTAAAAAATAAAAGCCTTTGAATTATTTATATTATGTAGAAATGATGAGAATTAATTCTCATGTTGTTCTTTATATATATAAATAATAAAAAAGTTTATAAAAAATAAAATCCTTGGTGATATTATTCACCAAGGATAAAATATTTCTATAATTTGATATTTATTATTTAATAAAAGTTCTTCTTAAAGTAGATTTTTTATCTTTTATATCATTTAATTCTATTGTTAAATTGTGTTTGTAAGCAAGTAAATTGTTAAATGTTTCTTCTAATTCTTTATTTTCTTTTATCAAATCTTCATTATCTTTTAACATATCAATTGATTCTTTAACATCTTGTAATTTTATATTTATTTGTTGTTCTCTATCTTCAAGAGTTCTTAATGCTTTTACTTCTGTTGATAATTTCTTTTCAAAGAAAGAAGATAGATCACATTGATATTCTTGTTGAATATCGTGTATTAATTCATTTGCATTTTCATAAGCATAAAATCTACTACCAGTTCTTGCATCTTTTGAATATACATAAATTTTATCTTTATAATTGTAAACTAAACTTTCATTGAATGGATTCAATAAATTTGTAACTCTTAATACGATATCAAGTTCCATGAATTTATCTAAATTATTTATTGCTGATTCTATAACTGGATAATAATCTCTTCTTAACATAGGAATTATTGGTGAATTGAATAATGTTTCTAATGTAGTTTCTTTGTCTAATTTTTCACCATTTAAATATATTTCTTTTTTATCGATAGATATTCCTAATTCTAAATTTTCATCAATTGGGAATAATAATCTATTATCTTTAATTTCTGATAAACTCATAACTTTTTCAAGTAATCTAATATCTCTAATTTTATCATTATCTTTAATATAATCATCAACAAAAACTTGTTTTATTTCACTTTCTCCAATTAAAAACCATTTATCCATATTGAATGTTAAATGTCCTTCTTCACATTTTTCTACAATAGTATAAACTTTAGATGCTTTACCAGCATTTCTTAAATTTTGTCTTTCTATTGGTGATTGTGTCATTTTCATTAAGAAATGTTTTATTTCTGGTACCCAATCATATATTGTTAATTCATTAAGAATTCCTTCCATTCTTGCATCATCATCAACTCTATTTATTATTTCTAATAAAGTTACTAATGGTTGTCTGTATAACATACCTAAATTTTTTCTTTCTACTTTTTTGTATAAATCTTTCATTTCATACACAAGTGGTTTTGATTCAATTTCTTCTTCAATGTTTTCAAATAATTGTTTTACTTCTTTGAAATAAGTATAATTTGATAAATCATTTTTCAAACCTTCTAATATTTCTTTTTCTGAAATGTAATCATAATTTTCTAAACATGTTTGAACAACACGAGAAACATCTAATTGGTCAATTGTTAATGAATTTTTGAAGTTAAATAACTCTAATTTTAAATCTTTCATATTTTATTTATTTATTTTTTATTTTATTCTGTATCTTGCACTTTATTTATTTTTTTTATACAATAATCAAAATAAATCTATTATTATATATAATATAAAAAAAGCCGTTTTTTTCTAAAACGGCTTTTTATTAAAAATCTTCTTTTTTCTGATCTGTTTTTGTATTCTTATTATTATTGACTACAATTTCTTTATCTAATCTATTGTAAAAAGTTTCCCAATATACTTTTCTGACAGCCGTTAATCCTTCTTTATCATCATCATTTCCACCACCAACATAATTTGTTACGCCTTGTGATTCATTATAATTTTTTATAGAATCTAAAAAATCTTCAGTTGGTCTTGGTATATCCAATTCTTCCCAATCTATTGAATCATCATTATCACAAACAATTAAATCATCAGTTGTTATTTTGAATATTGGGTAAAATGTTTTTACCTCTAAATTAAATTTTAGAGTCTTTTTTCTATCAGAATCCATTCTTATTTCTCTTGGTATTTCAATCGCTTTATCATCAGGTAATCCAAAAAATGCATCAATTCTTAAACCATAGTAATCAAAATTATAAAAATAATAATTGAAAAACATATCAAGTAATTTTTGTGATACTTTATCAACTTCATTTGATGTTGCAAGATGTATCTCAATATCAAATGACAATGATATTGGAACAGCTTTTACTTTAGATATAACTTTTCTTAATTTATTATTTATATTTACTTTTTTTGATAAATATTGATTTGGATTTGCTAGTTCATCACCTTTTGATGATATACCATTAAATGTTATTGTGCCACGTTGTAATTGATCTGTATTCATTTGTACTCTTACATCTATTATATCATCAACAAATGCATCTAAACAAAATCTTTCATCACCTGTCAAACTAGTATAAAATGGCAAAAATACTCTAATATTTTTATCTTCGAATCTATTTATCCATCGAATCTGTTTACTCATTGTTTTTGCAAGAGATATAGTAACCATTCTAAAAAATTGATTATCATAATCTTTTTCTTTTATATCCATAATATTTATTCTTTTTCTTATATATAAAAAAAACCTGAAACGAAATTGTTACAGGTTTTAATTTTATTTAATGAAAAATATTAAAGTATAGTTTTTGATTTTTTTTCAATAGTTTTCTTTTTTATATCTACTATTAATATACCATTAATAACATCAGCACTTATTTCATCTTGATTGGCATTTTCTGGTAATGTAAATTTTCTACTGAATGGTTTTACACCAAATTCTTTTCTTTTGTATACATCTTTTTCATCAATTTGTTTTTTTGATGATATGGTTATAATATCATTCGATAATTCAACAGATATATCTTCTTTTTTGAATCCAGGTATAGATACTTCCAAAGTATATTTTTCATCATCTTCTTTGATATTTACAGCACCAACATTACCATTTATATAATTTGTTACTGTTGTTGGAAAATTTCCAAAAAATTGATTAACTACATCTTCGATACTTTTGTCGAAAATTGAATTTTTTAAATTGTTCATTTTTTAAATTATTTTTTTTTGAGTTTTTAACTATAAAACATTAATCAAATCACATACCATTACATATTTGTGACATTTTTTCATACATTTTAATAAAAATTGTGACATAATAACATATTAAATTATAATATTGTTTTTTAATATATAATATATGATAACAAAATTTAAGGTTTTTTCTG